GAAGAGTCTGAGAGGTTTATTGGTGAGTACAATAAGTGCCCTACTGTAGAGATTCTGAATATTGAGTGTGAGAAACGGTCTGATATTAACCAGGAAACATTCCAGTCCGTTATCAGTTCTCTTTCAGAGTTTGATACGGATTCTTCTAATGAAGAATGGCTAACTGATGTTACTGAGAAATGGTGCAGAGATAGAGCGATTTACCTTGCTCTTGTGGAGAGTATTGGTATTGCAGATGGGAACAATGAAAAGAAAAACATTGATGCAATCCCATCTATTCTCTCGGATGCATTAGCTGTAAGTTTCGACAACCACGTTGGTCATGACTATCTCCAAGACGCTTCCGAACGATTTGATTTCTATCATCAGAAAGAAGAAAGAATACCTTTTGACTTGGATTTCTTCAATAAGATTACGAAAGGTGGTTTGGTCAATAAGAGTCTTAATATCGCTTTGGCTGGCACAGGTGTCGGTAAGTCTCTTTTCATGTGTCACATGGCTTCTTCCGTTCTCCTCCGAGGAAGTAACGTACTCTATATTACGCTTGAGATGGCTGAGGAAAAAATTGCAGAGAGAATCGATGCGAATCTCCTCAACATCCCAATCCAACAATTGACTGATTTGCCTCGGTCAATGTTTGAAAACAAAGTAAGTAAACTTGCGGAAAAAACTCAGGGGTCTCTTATAATTAAAGAATACCCAACTGCAAGCGCACATAGTGGACACTTTAGATCACTTCTTAATGAACTTGCACTTAAGAAGTCATTTAGACCTGATATTATTTTTGTTGATTACCTTAATATATGTGCTTCCGAAAGGTATCGCGGAAATAGCTCTGTCAATTCATATTCATATATTAAGGCTATTGCAGAAGAACTTAGAGGATTGGCTGTTGAAGCAAGAGTCCCTATCGTTTCTGCCACGCAGACCACTCGTTCTGGTTATGGTAGCTCTGATGTTGAGCTTACTGACACTAGTGAGTCCTTTGGTCTCCCTGCTACTGCTGATCTTATGTTTGCCCTTATTTCTACAGATGAGCTTGAGGAGTTGGGACAAATTATGGTGAAACAATTGAAGAATCGTTATAATGATCCAACCGTCAACAAAAGATTTGTTGTTGGTATTGATCGTGCTAAGATGCGACTCTATGATTGCGAACAATCTGCACAGGAAGACATCCTTGACAGTGGTCAAGACGAGGAGTATAATTACGAGGAGTCTAAAAAATCCAAAGACAAATTCTCCGCACTTAACTTTTGATGAATAAGACTGAACTGCAAATTCAAGCTAACTCACCTTATAATGATGGGTGGACTCGTGAAATGTATCAACAGGAATTGGATGAAATGGAACAAAAAGTAAACGTAAACACTGATGCATACCTGGAATTTGTAGATGCCGTTACTTCGGAACAAAGTAAAGACCACGAAGCTTTCGTATATCGTATTCAAGAACTTGAAGGTCAAGAGTTTCCTACCGAGCGATTGCTTACTGCTGCTGTAGGAATGTCTGCTGAGGCAGGTGAGTTTACTGAGATCGTTAAGAAGATTGTCTTCCAAGGCAAACCAGTAAACGAAGAGAATCTGTTCCACCTCAAACGTGAACTTGGAGACATCATGTGGTATGTTGCTCAGGCATGTATGGGTCTCAATGTTTCTCTCGATGAAGTTATTGAGATGAATGTTCATAAACTGATGGCTCGTTACCCTGGTGGTGAGTTTGATGTTACTAAATCAGAAAACCGTAAAGAGGGAGATGTATGAACGGATCACTAGAACCTGAAGATCGTATCCTTGAAGAACCAACCATCACAGAACAACTAGCAAAGTTGATCGATAAACTTGGTTGGGAAATCGAAGATGACATTGTAGTTGAAGTTGGTGGAACTGTAGTTTCTGGTATTCATCAGGGTGAGGACTATAACAAGAAGTGGGCAACACCTTATGGTGTTCGTAAGTATAACAAAGATGCGTTTATCATAATCAGTAATCAATCTCGTAGAGATTTGACTGGATCTAAACCCATGGATAGGGAACATAAACCCCATCATGCTTAGTCTCTGGATTCACTTGGTAGCATTCTTTCAAGTTGTGGTAATGAATTGCATTCAACCAGTCAACTGGAAGTATTGCTATCGGGTGGATCAGTGGTTAGTTCCAGAGGTAGTTGAGGGATATAAAATCTGGTCTGGACAAACACATCCTTATGAAAAAGAGAAGGGCTATCTAAATAGGGGTGTAGAACCATGACCCTATATGGCAGGAACTCTATCAGAAAGACAAGAAACTGGTCTTGTTGATGCAATCAATTCCTTCTCTGAGACTAAAGGAGGTAAACCCTTCACTCTGCAGGCGGGTTCGACTAGACTAACTAATGTTCTTTCTGCCAATAAAGTAATGGGTAGATCTGCATCTGGTGATGAACCTTACACCGATGTCGAGATTAAAACCACAAATAGACTTTACAAGTTATCTATGAAAGGTCCAAGTGCTCCTAGTATGGCTGGTGGAGGACTAAATGGACTAGAAAAAATTGTTCCAGGATTTAGTGGAAGATTTATTCAAGCCGCTTATAATAAGTATTTGCAACTGGGATTTAGTCAAGGACAACAGGTCCCAGATATATACGGACAAATTAGTCCTGAATTAAAAGAGACTATTGTTCTTGGAACTCAACCTATGGGAGGACCGATTACTCACATGTATATTGGACCTATGGATGTTCACTCTACATCTAGTGGCAATGTTCTAACCGTTAATGGTAGATTGCATGATGCTAAGAAGTATGCGAAAGAACACGATCTTTATTTGAGACTTAGGAAGAGAAGAAAAGATCAACCTTTTGAAACAGTAGAAAAAGATAATAAAGGATATCCATTGATTCTTGGAAAATCCCCTAGTGCTGGTGATAAGGGTAGGAGAATCGTGATTGTGGCCAAACCACCATCAAATGCCATAGTGGTAACCTTTTAATAAATATTAGAAAAGGCAGTAATTTTTTCGTGAAAAGTTTTCTAGAATTTATAACCGAAGCCGTCAAAACTACTGCTTCCACTCAAGCCAAACAAAAAGGTTTGACTGGAGATGGACATGGTGGATGGTACGATAAAAGTGGAAAATTTGTAGCAAAAACAGTTGATGGTAAGTTAAAATTTACTAGTTCTGGCGGAGATTCTAAAAGTGAGGCACCAAAACAAGGAAGTCCTTCTAAACCTAATCTTCCAGGTAATTCTAAGTCTGCAGATAATTCTTCCCCGACACCTACTTCTAAACCCAATACAGATTCTAATACCGATAAGAAGAATAGTGAATCGGAAAAAGTAGAACCCGAACTCCAATCACTGGAGGCGATGGGAGAACCATCTTCTGATGGTGCTGTGATTGTATTTGGTAGGTTCAATCCACCAACTGTTGGACATGAAAAACTTCTTAAGGCTGCAGGTAGTGAGGCTAAAAGATCTAAGTTTGATTTGAGAATTTATCCAAGTCGTACCCAAGATCCCAAGAAAAATCCTTTAGAACCTTCAAGTAAAATTGAATACATGAGGGTTATGTTCCCTGACTTTGAAGATGACATCAGGGATGATCCAGAAGCAAAGACTATCTTCAATGTTCTGCAATCATGTTATGGCCTTGGGTATAAATCTGTAACAATTATAGTTGGACAGGATAGACTTGCTGAGTTTCAAAGTCTTGCTCAAAAATATAATGGAGATCTCTATGATTTTGAGGAGATAAAAGTAATCTCTGCTGGAGCTAGAGATGCTGACTCCGAAGGTGTTGAAGGTATGTCGGCATCTAAAATGCGAAAGGCTGCAAAGGATGGTGACTTTAAGATGTTTACTACGGGTATTCCGAACACTCTTGGAAACGTAGACAAGAAACAATTGTTTAATACCCTACAGAAGAGTATGGGAGTATCCGTATCTGAGGATTGGCAAATTGCTCCTAAGTTAGATCCCGAAGGTCTTAGGGTTGCTTATATGAATAATACTATTTTTTCCATGGGAACATTAGTTGAAAATACTAATACTGGAGAGGTAGGGAGAATTTCTAGACGTGGTACTAACTATGTTATTTGTATGACTCCAGAAGGAACAATCTTTAAGTCATGGTTGAGAGATATCATGGAAGCATATGAAGTTGGTACTGATGACTATCGGAAGTATGTTCAGTCTATGACACCAGGACAAAGTAAAAAAAAGTTTGGTTTTCCAAAGGATAAGATTAAAGCAACAGTGCTTCCAATGAAACCTAATGATCCCGCCTCAGGTCCAGGAACCAAATACAATAAATAACTCTGATAAGGTCTTTCTTTCAGAGCTATGTTTGATAAAAAGTATGATGCGGAAGAGTTAGCATCTGTTTACAGGTTGGTACATGAAAAGAATCTTGATCCCGTAGGTCAGGAAGATGATGATATTGATAATGATGGCAAGAAAAATACTAAGTCTGATAAGTATCTGAAGAATAGACGTAAGGTAGTTGGTAATGCAATTGCAAAAGAAGAATTAGAATTAGACGAGAACCGTCGTGCTGCTCGATCTGCTGGTGGTTACAAGGATGACTCCAAGAAACAGACAGATCCTTCCAAGGATGGTTTCACTGGCATCTCTGGTTCTATCAAGGACATTATGCGCCAGAACAAAGAGATTGAAGCTGCCAACAAAAAGAAGACTAAGAAAGAAGACGTTGAGGCAGTTGATGAAGGTATGAAGAAAGCCCGCGAGAACGTTGGCGCTTCTACTTGCTGGGATGGTTATAAGGCGAAGGGAACCAAGAAAAAGAATGGTAAGGAAGTTCCTAACTGCGTAAAGGAAGAGGAGATTCCTGAAGGTACGAATGCAATCAGAGCTGATGCAGGTCCACCTAAAAAGACTATGAGAATGACTGCGAGTGGTCAAGAACCAGCTGGTGATAAACTCTTGAGAAAGGCGAGTCAAGGTTTTAGTAACTTTATGAATAGACTAAATCCTAAAGCTATGCAGTCGAAACCTGCTGGACCTCAACGTAAACCTCTTGTCTCTACTCCAAAGGAGGAAGTTGAACTAACTGGAGAAGTGGTTGAAGAGGGTAAGAAAGAACTCTCTAGGGAAAAGAGGAACAAGATGTTCCGTCGCGCTGGGAACCTCTCTAGAGAGGCCCTGGCAGGTGGTGAGAAGGGATCTGAAGCGCATAAGAAGTCTGGAAAGATTGTCAAGGCTCTCAACAAAGATGCTGAAGAGAACGATAGAAACGATGTCAAGGAGGAAACTCTAGAAGAGAAGAAAGGTCTCTGGGCAAACATTCATGCAAAACGTGAACGTGGTGAAGCACCTGCTAAGAAGGGCGACAAGGACTATCCAAAGACCCTAAAGATTGAATCTACCGAGCACCTCGAAGAGGCTGCTCCTGCAATCGTTGGTGTACTTGCTAAGATGGCTGCGAAGAAAGCAGCAGTGCATGTTGCAAAGAAGGGAGTTGATAAGGTACAAGATAAGATGGGAAAACTCCTCAAGGGAGATGAAGAAGAGGAGGAAGGTTGATGGCTAAACCAAGTCTCGATGATCTTATCGATTCAGTCAGGAAGGAACCAAAATCTGATCCCAAAAAAGTGGAAGCGGAAAAAAAGAAAGAAGCTAGAAAGGAAGCTTTGAAGAATGTTCCTATTGCTAAGAAAAAAACAAAGGCACAAAAAGATAAAGAGTCTGGGGAGTCATTCATTTCTCAGTCTAAGAAACGTCTTGCCGATGGAAGAAAGAAAGAGTTAGCTAGAAAAAAATCCGAAGATACTCTTGCATCTAAAACTAGAAGTAAAGAACTTTCAGATAAAAAAAGTTCTTTAGAAAAGAAAAAAGCTGCTGGTGAAGAAAAGAAGAAAAAGATTGCGTCTGAATTGAACTCGGCGCAAATTTCTAAAGTCTCCTCTAAGGATTCTACTGCAGACGCGGGCACAAAGGTTCTTGGCAATGCGTTGAGTTCAGTTGGTGCTATTGGAAAAGCAACTCTTACCGCTACTGATGCTGGTGAGAAAACGAATAAATTGAGAAAAAAGGTTGTCCAGAAAATGAAGAAGAACCGAGGCCTTAAGACTGGGGTTTCTTCTACTAAATCTATCAAAGATAGAAAACCTGGGAAAAAGAAGGAAAAGGAAAAAGATCCATGGAAGGAATCTATGGATTGGAGAGACACGTACATACCAACGGAGATTGATTCTGTGGATATTATTAAACCCGAACCACTTAAGGCTTCCAATTGGAGAGAAGAGTTTCTTTGGGAAGTAGATGGTCAACCTAAAGAATCGAAAGAAAAGGAAAAACAAATCAAACCAATGACAGGAAAGAATACTGTCACTATTAATCCTCCGATTGCCGAAGGTATTAGGTTGAAGAGCCGTCAGGAGTTTCTTGATGGAATTGAAGCAGCAAAGAAAAGAGCTAGACAAGCCGCTGGTGCCATTGGTAACTGGTTGAATCCTCCAGCAAAAGATTCAAACGAACCTACTGTAAGAGCTGGTGAGAGAACTCCAAACACTGGTGGAATCAATCAACCACATATTCCATCCAGAGGACCAGACGGTAAACGATCTGGTAGTGAGGATGATGGAAGTGTAGCACCTCCAAAGAGCACTCAACCAGATACTAGAACTCCAGATCAGAAGACAACTCCTGCAGATAAAAATAGAGAAAATAAACCTCCCAGATCCACTCCTCCCACATCAACTCCACCAAAAACAACAGCACCATCTTCTACACCAAAGAGAACTGCTGCTGATGAGAAACTGCGTACTGCGGATAAGAAAACACGTATGGCAGCCTGGGCAAAAGCAAATCCAAAACTTGCTGCTGCAAAAAAAGAAAGGGATCGTACTAGAGGAACGAATCAGACTACGAATCCTTTGATGAAGGATATGAAGTCGAGAATGCCTGCACCCAAAACGGGAACAGGGAGTACCCCTGCACCAAAAGCAACTACTCCACCACCAAAAGCAACTACTCCACCACCAAAAGTAACACCCATTAAAGTACAACCATATACGGGTGCTCAACGACCCACTAATATTGGAAACCAACAACCTCAATCTAGATTTAAGAAACCATCACCAATGAGATTGACAAACTCTTTCTCTGATTGGAGAGGTGATCTGCAACTAGATGAAGCAAGTTTTGCGATTGGTCCTGGACATAAAGGCGCTCAAAAAACACAAAAGATTTATAACAAAGGAACTGGGTCAACTAATCCTAATGAAAAGGATACATTTCTGAGAAGAACTGGTCCTCAACTTCCTCTGGCTAAAATCAAGAAATCTATGCAAACTGCTAGTTATCAACCAGAAGGTGAAAGCCTTGACGAAGTTCTTGGCGGCAAACCTGGAGACGGATACATTGGTCATCCTAACCTAGATATCAAAAACCCACTTGCTAAGAAACAAGTTAAGAAAGAGGTTTTACCTGGATCTAAGGGTGGTGGTCCAGTCAACAGAGTTGGTGCTTCATTGGGTGATAGAAATATGATGCTGGATAGGATGAGAAATCGCATTCGTGAAGATAAGCTGACTACCGAAGGAGCAGCCTGGACAAAAAAATCAGGAAAGAACTCTGAAGGAGGACTCAATGAAAAAGGACGAAAGTCTTATGAAAAGGAAAATCCTGGATCTGACCTTAAAGCACCAAGCAAAAAGGTTGGAAATCCCAGGAGGGCATCCTTCTGCGCTCGAATGAAGGGCATGAAAAAGAAACTAACTAGTAAGAAAACATCTAGAGATCCTGATAGCAGGATCAACAAGTCACTAAGAGCGTGGAACTGTTGATTTGGTTTGAAGATATTTTATCAGATACCTTTTAATTTAAGTTCTAAATATTTACGAGTATCACTTTGATACAACTTATGTACCTAACTTACATATTTGCAACTATCATTATACTTATGATAGCCTATGCAGGTACGGAAGAGACTATGCGTCTCTTCTCATACATTGATCTAGTAATTAGATATCAATGGGTTAAATTTAGAATGTTTATGATGCGGCGTAAATTAGAACAACAACTCATAAAGGATCTACCTGATTACAATAAACTCATAAAGGAATTAAAAGATGACCAACGATAAGGAACTGTCGGATCTCAAACTAGAGAGAAAAGAATGTCCTA